ACCAGAGAACAGGCGATCTCCTACTTGCTCAATAGTTCCTTTAGCAGCCATAGGTGCGGCAAGTAGGCTCTTCAATAGACCTCGCCTGTTCATTTCTGCGTTCATCAAACCAGCTCCAATATCTCTTTGATTTCTTTGTGTTGGTGCAGGGCTTTGATGCCCATGAGGTTGTCCATAGGGAGGCCGCAAAGTTGAGCTGTGGCTTCCTCAAGAGAGGGCGTCCGGAATTGCGTCTCATCACCAGTGGGCAGGGCACAAAGCGAGGTTGCCTTGTCTGAAAGGCCGATAAACTCAATGCCTGGTCTTGCCCAATGAGACTTGCCAAGGCGGGATAGCTCGGCCTCCATGACCCTTAGAAGCTGATCAGCGTCATAAGTGATGATGGTTTTGACCGTTTTGGCCATTTGCGCGAGCCAAGGGATGACCATGCGGGGTTCAAGGCCTTCTCTCATCAGTTGGCGCGTATCGATCCCTTTTAGATCCGGTACAGTAACAGGAGGGCGGACAAGGCAAGAGAACTTGTTCGCACCTGTTTCCGCGTCAATTGCAAGAAGGTATGGCTCTTGCCCCTTGGTGGCCTGAATGTGGGTGAATAGGGGCTTCATTGGCCAATCTCCGCACGGCGAGCCATAACTGACTTAGTGGCAAGCCCTTCGAACAGATCGCCTGCATCGAGGACATCTTGCTCGAACTCTTTGATGACATTCTCAACGTCTGCCTGTGTCCGACATCCTGATAGGGCATCCTCTAGGCTTGAGAGCAGATCCAGTTGGCCTTCTGTCAGATTGGAAATGCCCTCTTGCTGACTCTCAGGGGCGTTTTCAGAGTCATTCTCTGTCTCTGGTGTGTCTGCCTCTGGTTCAACGTCTATTGCGTCCTCTGGCTCGCTCTGAGTCTTGCTGACGTTTTCAATCTGCTGATTGATGCTGTCTTGATTAAAGCCTTCGTCAGTTGGCTCTTCCTGCTTCTTTGCTGCAAGGCGTTCTGAAAGGCTACCCTGAGAGCGCGTCTGGCGTTCTGGGTAATCTTCAACCTCTTCGCGAATTGATAGGCCGCGCAGAATATCTGCAAATCCATCGCGCAAGGCAAAGGCGCGGGCCCGCATTTTCAGCATGCGCTCTGGATATTGGGTCCACGGTCCTTTCTTTTTCCAAAGGCCTGCCCTCTCAGCCTGAGCAACAGAAAAGCGGCCCTCAATGGGTTTCGGCTCGTTGACCCGTTTCACTCGGCAGATGGCAACTGTCTGCATGCCATCGCCTTCCAAGGTCTCTTCAATCCACTCCATGAGGCCAGAACCGCGGACAAGCCCTATCGCTCCATCTCCCCAGATTGAAGGGTTGCCATTGATCACGGCGATTGACTGCAAAGCCACCATAGGGGTCATGCCGACCTCCATTCCGTGCATGATTGCAACCATGGCTTTTTCTGGGGTGTTCAAGCTGTTTGGAGCCATGCCAGAGGCAACAATCGCCTTTGCAACGCGGTAAGTCTCGTCAAAGCTTGTGGGGACGATAGCAGCAACTTTGGCACCGGCTGCAATGGCGGGCTTTCGCTCTTCATGTTTGACAAGCTCATTCATTCTGCTGCCTCCATATATGGGGTTGGGTTCATCACATCGGGCAGCAATCCGCCTTCAAGATCTTGCTCAAGGCGGTTCTGCGCATAGCCGGGCAAATAGGCTGTGTTGCCGTTGCCCGCATAGGTGGGCCAGTGATCGGCCTCTAGGCATTCGGCAAGGGTTCTAAGTGCGTGTCTGATCTGGCATTCACCGAGATAGATCGCCCGCTGATCGATAGGCTTGATGTTGTAGGCATACGGCTTGCTGGTCTCGACAAACAACAGAATGAAATCTTCGATCTCGCGCCCCAGACAAGCCCGCATGCCCATTCCTACAAGGGCTAGCTGCATATGGTAGCCGTGCTCATGAATGGCTCTCTGACAGGCCTCATCAGTTGCCCCGCGACCGGCTGTTTTCAGATCAACAATGGTCTTGTCTACTGCTGGGATAACGTCAGGGCGGGCCTTGAGCCAAATGCCGGTTTCTCTGTCTTGCCAGATCAACGAGCGCTCAATTGATCCCGCAAGCAAGCCATGCTGGCGAATGAGTGGATCTTTTGCCAGAGCGCGGGCCATTCCCTCGATCTTCTCAAGGTCGGAAGGGAGCAGCACAAACTTGCCTTGCTCTTCCATATCGGCTTTCCATTCCTTGGATGCCTTTGAGCGCCAGCTATCAAACTCATCTGGGCGAATGGCAAATTTCTCATCAAACCCTTCTTCACCCAGAAACAGGGTATGCACTGCCTGTCCGAGATTGAAATGGCTCTTCTGGTCTTGCTCTTCCCGCTGAGGATCAAGATATTCGGCCCAATAGTGGAGAGGGCTTTTGCTGGTGATCAGGCGCAGGCCTGAGGAAGAGACCGAATGACCATCGCAAATCTGGGTATGATAGTCCTCGATTGGTAAGGCAAAGATGCCGTTTTGATTGACTTTCTCGCCCTTTTGCAGACGGTGAGGGTGTTCAAGGGTGCCGATCATTCTGCTGCTTCCTTGAGTTTGTCTATGGATTTTTGGAGCTTCTTTGAGGCCTGATCTGTCTTGCGTTTCTCTTCCTCAAGCTGAACCTGAAGGTTGCTGACAATGCCTGAGGCCAGTTCCCCAATCCGTTTCCATTCGTCTTCCATGATTTGGCCTTTCTGGCGGGCCTGCTGGTCTTGGCTCCAACAAGCCCGCCCGGCTGCGGGGAGGGGAAGGGTTATTCTGCTGCGATGGTTGGGGCTGTATGGAAGACCAAAAAGTCTTCGGCCTTTGGTAAGCTCTCAAAAGCTTCCGTTTCCCCGTAAACATTGAGCTGAAACTCTCCGCTCTCTGTTGTGATTTTGATTGTCCGGCAATCGGAGTTGAATGGCATGTGGCAGACCAGCTCGATTGATTTCACGCTGTGAATGTTCATGGATGAGTTCATGGTTGTTACTCCGCTGCGATGGATTGGGCTTCAAGCGCGTAGGCCTGCTCGCGAATGGAAATCAGAAAATTCTGGTCAATCTGGTCGCGGGTGCATTCGCGGAACTCTTCGACCTCGTCAAAGTTTCCACAGCCTGTCAGGTCGATGGTTTCAGAAGCGAGATCGGTCATTGTGCGAATGTAGAGCTCTGTCAGCTCCTGCATTTTGTCAGCAATGCGCTGGGCGACGAGTGCTTCCTCAGAAGAGCTGGAAGGCACGAAATTCTTAGACTTTGCATCAGCTTCAAGTGCGCCTTTTGCAAACTCAGAAATGATTTTGTGTGTCCCGTTTTTCATCGCCTTCGCTCCGTTCTCATCAATCGTGATAATCGATATGTATCAATTAATGATACATAATTCAAGATTAAAAGTATCAAAAAATGTAACTTTTATCTTGAGGCTTGAGAAAATCGGGCGTATAGGTGGAATCGCCTTCTTGGATAAGTTGGCCTGTGAAGCATGGCGCGAGCAGAAATCAGCACCGGTCCCACGGGGTGCTGTCAGGCCTTAAGGCGAAAGCTGGTCTGGAAGTTGCTCCCACCGGGGGACGTATCAATAGGGAGCGCGGTTGGTCTGACCCTTGAGGGGGTTCTTGAGCCGAAGACGTGATGCCGGGGCAGGGGAACCTGTTTCGATAAACAATGCTCAAGTGTTCTGTATGTCCCAAAGGCTCATGTGTTGCCTGAGTGGCCCAGACAAGACAGGATCTGGTCTTTTAGACTGGGGACTGTCTTTGTCTTGCTCTTTCGAACCCAAGGTCTTTGAATTGCCTAAAGAAGAAAAACATAAATAAAACAATAATTTAAGATAGTTAGATATACGATGTATGCAAGGATGATTTGCTCTGAGAAACATACATGGAATATTGAATTTTCTTGAAAAAAGGTGCGGAATCGCACATATTATAGTTAGACTCTGGTCTAGCCGAAGCCCCAAGCTTTGCATGGGAGATTGATGTAGGCTTTACTGGGGTCTTTTCCTTTTACCCTTATCTAAATCTTTGACATGGTTTTTGACTTTGAAAAGCCAGTGACGATAAGGGTGATTCTATCTATCCGCCTGACCTCCCCTGCTTACAATGAAGATGCACGAAAAGAGCTTGATGTGATGATCAAAGTCCACAAGCAGCAAGAAAATGGAGTGCGGGATTAGTTAAACGAAAACCCGCCAACGTCAGTTGTCGGCGGGTCTGTTGTATTTTATTCGGCGGCGGTTGCAAGCAGGCGGGAGGCAGCCTGCTTGGCCCCTATATGTAGCTCTTCCCGAAAAACCTCGCCTAAACGATGGGTGTTGGTTCCGAGATGTTGGGCGATGATATTGTACTTTTCGCCCTGCATGCGCATCAAGTGCGCGGTTACCGCCTCGTTGAAATTAAGAGCCTTGCGCTCGATCTCAACATCATTAAGTTCCACCCCAGTTAGGGGATGAATAATAGCCATATGCTGGCCTTTCTTTTTGAAAAGAGCCAGCGAGGCATTGACGTCTCCCACGAAAATCGTCAAACTAACGTGGTGAATTCACGACGCAGCCTAGCTGACTGCGGTTAGAGTTAAGCCGGTACATCTGAACCATGTACCGGCTTTTTATTTTCACTGATTCGCAGTTTCGTGTCTACGAAAGCAATTGCATGTTGATGTGTTTGTTCTTTTTGTGTTCTTGCTCTTGCTGAGTGTGCTAGCTGCTGGTGTTTTTCTCTTTATATTCAGTTGCTTATCGGTTTTAAAGCTTGTTGGGAGGCTTGCTATTTTCCTGCTCTTCTTCCAGCATTCCTTTTCGCAAAGTTACGCGCCCTGTAACAATTGAAGATATGATCTTGCGATGCCTATCCTCGTAATAGGTCTTCACTTCTGCCTCTAGCTCATTTTTTGGTCTGTTGGCTTGTGCAAAGATTGCGTCAGCAACTCCATTTAATTCAACTTCACAGCGTGTGAGTACCACTTCGGCACCAATTTCAGCTTTTTCGTCTGAGTAGGCCATGATGTCTATGGCGTGTTTTGCAAAGCACTCGTTTGCTTTGTCTTTGGCTAGCTCTATATCGGTGTTCTTTGTGTTTTGGGGCGCGTTGGGTGTGGTGAGGGTCAGTGCCTTGGCTTGGGAGTGATAGAATCGACGAACTAGGCTCGGTCGTTGATTTTTATATTCTGCGTTGATTTTGTCCTTGGTCATCTGTGGTGAGAGGCCAGCGTTTTTTAATGTAAATGTCGCAGCTTTGATGTACTCGCCACATTGGACTGGCAGGCTGGGCTCGATATCGTCAAAATATGCATGAGGCTGTAAAGTGCCCATATCAGTCAAGAATTTGTTCGCGCACTGAAAATAGCTCAATAGCTGGTTTCTTGCCTGAACAGGGTAGTTATGAATTAAATCAGTGAATGCGACTGATGGGCTGCAAAGAAATAGAAATACTGCAAAAGAATATTTAAACATAAAATGTAGCCCTCTAAGGCTCAAGGAGATCTAGTTATACTGATAACCTTTGCGAGGATTCTAATTTCCTCGTCACAATCTTCTTTTTGATAATCAGCAACTTTTAGCGGTTCTTGGAAATCTGGGTGGTCGCTTTCCGGCCATAGCTCCCAGTTGCCGTTCTTTCTTACACGCTTGGCTGTGGTTTCGATCATCTGCCCTTGGAATTTGGAGCGTTGGACAATTACCAGCTCGCCTTCTTTGATATCCCAAGCGCCACCATTGATTAGCTCAATACAGTGTAATGTTGCGCCATTGGGGGCAATCTTGTTCAGGCTTTCTCCACGCACCGTTAGGGCGAATTGATGCTCTTGCGGGTATCCTGGCATCATGACCGTTGCTGCGTATTCTGTGGGTTCCCCCAAGTCTTGAGCTAGCTCATCATACTCACGCCAAACACCAGCGGCGACTTCCCCACGAATTGGTAATACTCCAAGTTGAGATGGAGATGGCTCGAGGTCACCAGTTTCACTTTTTGACGGTGGAGTTGGAGAGTTGCCTAACATCAGGGTGGAGATCGGAACATTCAAAATAGGCGAAAGTTTCTCAGCCCATTTCTTTGAAATGCCGTCCTGCTTTTCCAGTCGAACTATCGTTATGCGCGTAACGTCACATCTTTCGGCCAACTCTTCTTGTGTTAGGCCTGCAGCTTTTCGCGCTTCAGTAAGGATTCCCATATCAGGAATGTTGCATGGGAGTTTTGATACGTCGATATCAGAAAAAGATACATTTTTTGAATTGCCATCTTGAAAATGTATCATATTATGTTACTTTCAATTTATGATGAAATTAAAGCAATGGCTGAAAGAACAGCGAAGAGAGTGTGGTCTCACCAATGTGCAGTTTGCGCAGGAGATCGGAATCTCCCGTATCACCCTCCAACGCATTCTGGCGGGTGGCTCTGTAACTGATAAGCGGAAGAAGCAGATTGAAAAGGCCACAGATGGAGCGGTCCCGATCTCTGCTTGGTATGAACCCGCCCCAGCCGAATAGGAGGCCTGTCTGATGGATTACGAAACCTTCCAGCTCGTTTGTCAGATCCTTGGAGTGATGGCGCTTGTTGCGGCCTTGATCATCTTTGGAAAGGCAGCTTGGGAAATCAAACAGACATGGAGCAAGGGCAAATGAGGCTTTTGGTTCTAATCGCTGTCTTTGCTGCCGGTTCATCTGGTTTTGCGGTCCTTATGGGCCTGATTGCTTGGTTGGCCTTGAGTACCTGAGGAGGCCCACCAGCGAGGCGAGAAAGTCCTCCAACTCGCCTCGCACTCATAACAGGGTAGGGACACCCTGTTTTCACCCCGCCCATTTCTCCTTCGGAGGCGGGGACGTCCGACACCTTGAGGGGCCAGTTAGTCAAAGCAACCTCTGGCCCCTCCTTTTTTCGAGTTCACGAGTGGGATTTCCCCGGACCAAAAGAGCGGCAAGTCCTTCCTCGCATTTCAAGATTTGCTCATAGAGCAACCCGCGTCATCTGAAAAGATCAGGAAAAGTTTCATGAGACAGTTTGATGGAAACACTTATCGGGGTTTGAAGGCCGTAACCCGCCGCCTGATCAACTCGTTTGGCAAGCAGGAAGTCGCTGCCATGGAAACGCGGGTCAATCATGTGATGCTTTCCAACTATGCCAGCCTGAACCCTGACCATGAGGGTTGTTTCATGCCGGCCGACGTTCTGGCCGATCTGACGCATGCCTCAGGCAATACCGAAGTTCTGGAATATCTCGCCTCACTGCAAGGCAAAATCCTTGTCGATGAGCCAGAGGGCCGAGACTGCAACCTAGAGGCCAAGAGCCTACAGGTGGTCAAAGGCATGGCTGACAGCATCAGTTCAATCATGGAGGCCATGGAGAACGGCAAGATTGATGCCCATGAGCGCCCCGCTCTTATTGAAGAGCTCAAAACACTCCAATCACAAGCAGCCGATCTGCTCACAGGTCTGTCTGCTGCCCGATAGTTTCCCCGCAAGTAAAGAAAGGATGATCCATGTCAGAGGTCAAAACAGAAGAAGCAATCCCACAGGATGAGTTGCGAAAGCTGGTCAGTATGCAAGCCAAGGTCAAAGAAGAAAATGGTGAGCGCTCCGGTGAGTATGGTGAAGCGGTAAAGGCTGCATCTGAGAAATATGGGGTCAACAAAAAAGCCCTTGGAATGATCTGTAGCCTCAATCGCATGACACAGGAAAAGCGTGATGATGTATTGCGTTCTCTGGATAACTATCGTGCGTTGATGGGCTATGATCCGGGTGATGACTTGGTTGATCAGATGGAAGCCGAAGAGGAGGATAAACCTCAAACTGCCCAAGAAACAGTTCATCAGCTTCATACGGTGCAGTAATGCATATTCTGGCTCTTGATCCTGCAACCAAGACAGGGTGGGCGCGATATAAAGCGCCCTCCAATGGTCAGCCAGCTGAACTGGCTTCTGGTGTTGTCGAACTTGATGGAGAGTTAGGTGCCTTTAACAGGCAGTTCCGTAAATTCTTGATCAATCAGATCAAGGGCCATGAAGTCTCTACAGTCATCATTGAAAGTCCAATTCTGCCTAGCGGTGTCACTCAGATTAAGACCCTGCTTAAGCTTTATGCTTTGAACGTGAACACACACGATATTGTAAAAGCTTTGGGCTGTTCACTGGAAGAAGTGCCGGTTCAAACATGGCGCAAGCATTTTCTTTTGGGGCGAACTCCTCCGAAGGAACATCGTGTGAAGGGCAAGCAATCAAATTGGTACAAGAAGGCAGTTAAGCAGCGTTGCCAAGACCTTGGATGGCAAATCAAAGATGATAATCAGGCAGATGCCTTGGGCTTGCTGGATTATTCCAGATCTCGCATGGACCCGACATATGCAGCTAAATCAACCCCACTTTTTGAGATGCGCCCATGACCAGCACAGCCCTACAAGCAGCCTCAGAGCGCCTGAGTAAAGCAAGAGGCACATATGAGAAGGTTGACACCCAAGGCAACTATGAGCGCCTTCTCGAAGCTCAAAGCAGCTATTGGCGTCTAAGAGCAGAGGAGGCCGAAGAAAGGGCCTTCATGTTGTCACGCAAGAATAGCTCGAAGCCAAACAGACAGCCCGCCTCAATGACCGCCAGAGATAAAGCAGAAGCTCTGTTCAAGGATGCCACTAGATGAAGCCCAAGGGTGAAATAGACCGTATTTGCGATGAAGTGGGCCTCAAGGTTTGGCCTGCTGCAAGATGGCAACCCAGAACCCTTAGAACCACAAAAGCCCGCCGCTCTCTCTGGCAAATCAGAAATCGATATGGGGCAGGGCACTTACGCCATGTGCTGATAGCCATCTGCCAGACCACAGATAACACCGATATGAGGGTCATCCCGGCACCGGTTTTAAACGCGGTTTCTGATGTGCTTCTGGCTCACCCTGAGTGGGGTAATCAGCTAGTTGAAGCAATGGACAAGATCAAGCTCTCAGACCTCTATCAGGAGGCCTGCGATCTTCGAATGGGAAAGCCAAGAGATAATTTGCGTGTCTTGTTGGCAAGGGAAGTTAAAGAGGTTTTGGAGCCGTGAGTTTATTTACATGGATAGGTTTCACGCATTGCATCTCTAATGATCCAATGGGCCCCATCAGTCAACAAATCTGGATTAAGTTCAATAATATCGATTACCGCTTTGCGCATCTTGTCAGCTTCATGAGGGTTTGGGAGGCAAAACTGAGCTATGCTCTCAGTATTAAAGCTTTTGACGACATCATTGGTATGTTTCTTAGTGGCATCATAAAGACCAGTCTGATACGAGCGGATAGACTCTATGATCAAAAGATCGCAGGTGGCCGTGTCGTTTTCACAGAGCTGTTTCAGCTCACGTCCCAAAAAACTGGCAGTTGCCGACGTGCTCAATGTAGCAATAAAGATTGCTGCTATAACAAAAATGCGCATGTAGATTATCCAAAATTAGAGCGTCAAAATCATATGATGCGATTAATGCGCGATTTTTCTATCTTTGGCAATCCGAGCAATTCGTTAAACATTAGACCTCTGTCTTGTGGTGGCTATCATGACAAGCAGTTTTGACGATTGGGTAGCAGAAGCCAAAAGCGTTTCAGCCCTCGATGCGGCCAACATGGTGGGAGCAAAACTGAAGCGAGCAGGGCGGGATTACAAGGGCCCATGCCCTGCCGGATGCTCAAGCAAAGATGGCTTCATTGTTACCCCAGACAAAAACCTCTTTCTCTGCCGTAAGGGTGATGCTCATGGGGATGCAATCGGGCTTGTGATGCATTGCTTAGGCTTGGATTTCAAAGGAGCTTGCGAATATCTCAACAATAGACCTCCACCAATAGGCCAGAGAGGCGGGATTGATCCTCAAGCAAGGGAGCGGGCAGAGAAGCGCAGACAGGAGAATGAGCATAGGCAGGCCTTAGCAGATCAGGAAGAGGCCAGAAAAGCCCAAGAGAAGGGCCAGAGAGCCAAGAAGCTATGGACAGAGGCCGTTCCCCTCAAAGATACCCCTGTTGAGCTCTACACAAAGAACAGAGGCATTCTTGAAGCGCATAAGATCCCTGCATTGCGGGCGCATTCCCATGTTTGGCATGACTTCGCGAGAAAAGACCATCCCGCATTGCTTGGCTGTGTTGTGGGGCCGGATAAGCGCTTTCATGGGATTTGGAGAATCTTCACAGATCTGGAAGGCAACAAGGCCGATATTGAACAGGTCAAAATGGGTCTTGGAAGGCCTGATGGTGGCTCTGTATGGATTGCCAGCCAAGACCAGATGGAAGCTGAAATCTGGGGCGTATGTGAGGGCATAGAAACCGCTCTGTCTATCCGTGAACTGTTCCACGACCTGCCAGTGTTTGCGGCCCTGTCCACCTCGGGAATGATGAATTTCGAGATCCCGCCCCATGTTAAATTTCTGGTGATTTTCCCGGACGGAGACCTTGCGACTAGAAACAACATAAGCGGTTGGAACATCCCTCCGGGAGAACTGGCAGCCCGCAAGCTTTCAGAGCGCTTGAAAGAAAGCAACTTTTCGCACGAAATAATTAAGCCCCCTCAGCACAGTGATTGGAATGATGTGCTTGTTGACGCGGTGAGTAAAGGATTGAGGTAATGAGCAAAATTGATGCGAAGAAGATCAAAGATTTGTTTGACTATTGCGATGGTGCCTTGGTTTGGACTGAACGGCCGTTGAGCGATTTCAAGAATGCTCACGGCAGGAACTTGTTTAACTCACGGTTTCTCGGAAAAGAGGCGGGATGGATTGACCATGATGGATACAAGACGATTTGTATTTCAATCAGAGGCAAAGAACATTCGATAAAGGCTCATCGACTTGTTTGGGCTTGGCACCATGGCGAGTGGCCGAGCGGTATTCTTGATCACATCGATCATAACAAGCTGAACAATCGAATTGGAAACTTACGTATCGTTTCAAACTTGGAGAGCGCGAAAAACCACCCACGCAGAAAAGACAACACGACAGGTGTTACTGGCGTTTATAGGATTGCAAAACGCGACAAATGGCGGGTGTTGATCAATCATGACGGCAACCTCACCCATGTTGGCTATTACAGCACTCTCTCCGAGGCAATAGCAGCCAGAAAGGCGGCTGAAAAAGTTCTTGGGTTCCACCCGAACCACGGCAGAGCATCGGGAGGCTCGTCAAATGTCTGATCACAACACAACAAAACTCGAAGAAGAGCTTATCGGTCTGATCCTGACCAATGCAGATGCCTTCTATGATATCTCCGGTCGCATTCAGCCGGCGCATTTCTTTGACGGACTCCTGGGTGAAATCTATGGGGTGATTTATGCGCTTTATGAAGGCAACCGGTCCGTTACTCTTGGGGCCATCGCCCAGGGCGTGAAGGAAAAGCCGAAAGGGGTTTCTCTGGATGCAATGTTGCTGCGGTTCTCAAAGGACACACCTCAAGGCATGAACGCGATCGACAATGTTGACTATATCGTCGATGCATCTAGACGCAGGAATTTGATCAACCGCACCACAGAAATTATTAAACTGGCCAATGACACCTCAAAGCCAGCTGAAGAGCAGATAGAGGCCTGCCATGGAGTCATCGATGACATTTTAGACGGGGAGCCCGTAGAAGAGGTGAAGAGCTTCAGAGAGGCCTCTCAGAGCGTCATCGATGACATTGAAAGACTGCTCAAGGATGACTCAGTGCAAGGGGCAGGCATCAAGACCGGCATTCCATCCGTAGATGAGCTGCTAGGCGAGAACTATGAGGGTGAACTGATCCTGATCGCGGGGCCAACATCCTCTGGTAAATCCATTATGGGTGGTCAGGTAGCCGATAGCATCGCGTCCCAAGGTGTCCCAACGCTACTGATCTCCAATGAGATGAACCTCAAGGCCTGCACCACGCGTTCTCTGACCCGCATGACTGGCGTAAAACAAAGTCTGATGATGAATGGTGGTGTGAACCAAGAAGAGCTGGAAAGCCTCTGTCATGCCTCCCAAGAACGCCAGCTCTGGCCGCTGTATATCGATGATCAAGGCGGAGATAAGATCGAAATTATCCGGGCGAGGGCAAAGCGGCTGATCAGAACCAAGGGCGTAAGAGCTATTGTGCTAGATCACTTCCACGAACTCAAACCAGTCCAGCGCAGAGAAAACAATGAAGCCACCTATTCAGAGATGGCCTATTCGATACGTGAAATGGCAAGAGATTTAGGAATCCCGATTTTCATGATGGCTCAGCTCAAGCGACCATTCATTCAGGGCAATGTGGTCAAGAATGAGAAGGATGTTCCCAGACCGTCAAATTCAGATCTCAAATACACCGGAGCATTGGAACAGGTAGCACACAAGATCCTGTTCATCCATCGACCAGCCTATTGGATGGAAAAGCACAAGCCTCAGAAGGTCAGCGAAGAATGGCAAGAAGGCTTTTCATATTGGGAGCACAAAGCCCAATTGATCCTATCCAAAATGCGAGGTGGCAAGGCCGACCAATCCCGCATCATGGCGTTTAACGGGCCTCGGTTTCGATTTGATGAGCTGGCGGCAACTGGCGAGGCGCTGCTATGACCGAATGGACCAAGAAGACAGTAGGGCAGGAGATTACCAAGGCCTATCGGACGCTGAACCGGATTGAGGGCAAAGTCGGGCCCCAAGGCTATGGCAACTTCCTCGCAGAGCATAAGGGAGGCAAGAACAGCGCCCCCGGTGATGTTGATCGCATGGAAGCAGTCTTTGATATTCTGATCAAGGAAATCGAAAACATAGACGAGCGAGCCCAACTGATGCTCTTCCACTCAATGAAGGCAAAGGGCCGCAAAATTCCAGAAATTTGTGAAAAATTGGGTCTGGTGCGTCGAACGCTCTATTGGAAAATTGGTGAGTCCCATCAAAAGCTTATAGAGGCCTTCGCTCTCAATGGTCGTTTGAGAGGTGATCAGGAGTTTGACTTCATTGCACAAAAACCGCAAATTCCTCGCGTAAGGAGCGAACTGCGTCCACGGCAAAAACGAGGCTCAATTCAAGGATGGATGGAGCCAGACGCAAGGCCAGATAAAGAGAGTTTTGGAATTATTGAGGCTGCTGAGTAGGTGGGCTTAATGTCACTTGGGTCTGTTTGTTAGCTTCTTCCTGGTGACGCTTCTGAAGGGCCTCGTAGCGACACATTTCCATGTACTCATGAAAGGATTTTGAATACATGCTGCCGTCTTTAAATTCGAAGTCAATTTCTTCGCAGGCCTTTTGATACCAGAATGGCTTCTTTTGTAAACTAGGCTCGCTGGTCCTCAAGTCTAAGGCGACGAGCCCGGCGAAATTAGCCCATCCAGGATACCGCTTCTCATATTTTTCTTTCGTACCGCCTGCAATAATCCAAGATTGGTAGATAAGATTTAGATGGCTTATATGAATGGCTCTAGCTGCCCAATACAGTTCAAAATAGCCTTCTTGAGTTTTTGCGATGCTGCTTCTTAGTTTAGCGTTCTGATCTCCAGATAGATCGTGAAAGACCTCTACTGCCATTTTTTTGTATTGGTCGGAGCATATTTCGCGGTTGTGCAGCATGGTTTGTGTGTACATGTGCATATCTTGATTGTGTTTGTAGGTTTTTATTGCTGTCGAGAGCTTTCGATAGGCAAAGGTTAGACCTAAAACCAAAATTATTGGTGAGATGACAAAAGAGTATGGTTCTACTGATAGTAGAAAACTCTTAATTCTATCAAATATTTCAAAGTATGGCATTTGAGTTATGAGGATGTAATTGATTGCGATAATAGAACAATAAATTCTATTTCAGCTTCGAATGCTGAGTGAGTCAATTATTGAATTTTATCTCAATGATGTTTTCGGATTACGATGGCTTACACTGCCTCATAGTGTGGCCCCTGATATTTCATAGGCTTGGAATAATCAGGGGTACGGATAAACACTACATCTGTCGAGCCACACACAGAACAACGAAATCGAAGCTTGCGTAATATCTCAGGGGCATAGATAGCCTGCTCAGGCCCAAGACGCTGGATAAGAAAATCCAAGCTGAGATCAGCGGAATGTATGCAACGACCGTTGCTTGAACGATTACAGCAAATCCTAAGTGTATCGCCTTCCTCGCGCATCCTGCCAAGGGTGCCGTAGGCATATGCATATTTTATGTTCTTCATACGTTCCCGTAACACGAGCACAAAGAAACGAGTCAAGAGATGCCGGGGCCTTTGTCCAATCCAAAGCATGAGCACTTCGCTCAACTGATTGCAGAAGAGAAGCTATGTGACCTCGATGCATATACAGAAGCGGGGTTTAAACGGCATAGGAGTTCTGCTTCTCGGTTGCGAAATGATGCGAACATTCGCGCTAGGGTTCAAGAACTCAAGGAAAGAGCTAGTAAAAGGCACGATGTGACCATTGAAAGCGTCCTGAAGGAACTGGAAGAGGCGCGCCTGATTGCACGAAAATGCGAACAGGGTTCGGCAATGGTTAGCGCGACAAAGGCCAAGGCTCAGCTTATGGGGCTCTGGGTCGAACGCTCTGAAAACTTAAATCAGAACCACAACTATGTTGTCTCGGATAGCCCAGAGGAGCAGAGCGCGGAGGAATGGCTAGACCAGCACAAACCAACGTAAAAATCGCTTGGAAGCCACAGGCAGGGCCGCAAGCAGCATTGGTAAAGTGCCCCGTGTTTGAGATCCTTTATGGAGGAGCACGAGGCGGAGGCAAAACAGATGGAATGCTGGGAAAGTTTGCCATTAAGGCCGGACGATATGGGAAGCATGCGACAGGGGTTTTCTTTCGTCAGACAAGGGAAGACCTGAAAGAGGCGATTGAACGCTCAATGGACATCTACGGGCCTTTAGGGGCTCGCTGGAATGCATCAAAGAACTTTTGGCGATTTCCCAACGGTGCCCGACTGAAATTCGAGTATGTGGCCTCTGAAAAGGATGCAAAGAACTATCAGGGCCATAACTATACGGATCTGTTCATGGAAGAGCTCACACAATGGGCGTCTCAGACTCCCTTGAACATGCTCAAGGCAACACTGCGAAGCGCTCATGGTGTTCCTTGCCAGTTTCATGCAACAGCGAACCCGGGCGGGCCGGGGCATCTTTGGGTGAAGCAAAGATATATTGATCCGGCGCCAGAAGGATGGAAGCTGCTTAAGGAGCAGTATGAGAACCCATTTACAGGGGAGATCATTGAGCTGGATCGAGTGTTCATTCCCTCGAAGCTCTCTGATAATCGGCTTTTGATGCAGGGTGACCCGCTTTACGTGGCCAAGCTCCAGCAGTCGGGCAGTAAGACGCTGGTCAAGGCTTGGCTGACAGGGGATTGGTCAGTTGTTGAGGGTGCATACTTCGATAATTGGGCAACGGCTCGGCATGTGGTGAAGCCGTTCCCAATACCAGACCATTGGATGAAATTCAGATCAGCAGATTGGGGGAGCGCGGCTCCCTTTTCTATTGGTTGGTGGGCTGTCGTTTCTGATGATTATCCATTGCCTGATGGTCGGGTATTGCCTCGTGGGTGCATTGTCCGATATCGCGAATGGTATGGCTGCACAGGTGAACCGAACAAAGGCTTGAAGATGACTGCTGAGCAAGTGGCTAAAGGCATCTTGGAGCGCCAGAAGGATAAAGAGCCGATTTCATACGGTGTGATGGACCCAGCTGCATTTGCAGTGAATGGCGGGCCTTCTATCGCTGAGGTCATGGCTCAGAACAGCGTCTATTTCGATCCTGCAGACAACAAGCGTGTTGCCAAGCAAGGCGCTATTTCAGGATGGGATCAATTTCGAACAAGGCTTGATGGTGAAGATGAGAACCGCCCCATGATGGTGGTCTTTGAAACCTGCAAGGATTTCATCAGGACGGTTCCTGTTCTTCAGCATGATGAGAAGAACCCTGAGGACCTTGATACCGACATGGAAGATCATGTTGCGGATGAGGCCCGCTATGCCTGCATGTCCAGACCATGGGCCGCGCCGGTTCCTTCGAAAGACAAGCCGAAAGACCGTTACAGAGAAGCAAGACAACAGACGAGTGAGAGCGGATGGGCAAGTTAAACACAGACAAGGGCCTTGCGACGTTTCAGGGCTGGTTCAAAGATGATAGCGCCCATCTTTCCGAATGGAGGGAAGAGGCTCGTGAAGACTATCGATTTGTTGATGGTGATCAGTGGAGTGCTGCGGATAAGGCCAAGCTGAAAGCAGAGGGGCGGCCTGTCATCACCTTCAACCGGACCCAGACATTGATCAATGCGGTGTCTGGCTCTGAAATTGCCAACAGAATGGAAACTCGGTTCATTCCTCGTGAAAATGGGGATGCAAAGCCCAATGAGTTGCTGACAGCTGCGGCTCAATGGAGCAAGGACCAGACAGACAGCGAAGATGAGCAGTCAGAGGCATTTCGAGATGTCACCATTTGCGGGTTGGGCTATACAGACACATTCATGGATTACAGCGAAGATCCTGATGGTATGGCCACGGAGGAGCGCATTGATCCGTTTGAGATGGGTTATGACTATGCAGCGCGCAAGAAGAACCTAAAGGATTCTCGACGCTTCTATCGCTGCAGGGTTGATATGCCCATCGATGAAGCGCGGGAGATGTTTCCCGACACAGCTGATGAAGAACTCGATGCAGCTTGGGCTAAGGCCTATATCGATAATCCAAAGCGCGAAGAACAGCAAAATGCAGAGGTTGGCCCCTCCAAGCTGGTTACCATCGTGCATTATGTCTGGTTTCAGAATGAGCCATACTGGAGGCTTAAAGATCCGCTGACAGGAGAAGAGGCAAAGCTTTCTAGCGAACAGTATGAGCGCATGAATGATCGCCTTGGTGGTATGCTGAAAGGCGTGAAGCAATACAAGCGTGTCTACAAAGAGGCTTGGATTGGTGCTGTGGTTCTGGAGCAAAAGGATTGTGATTGCCAAGGTGGCTTCCGGTATCAGGCAATTACCGGAATGCGGGATCAGGAAAAGGGAACCTTCTATGGTCTCCTGCGCTTGATCAAAGACCCGCAGCGCTATGCCAACAAGTTCTTCAGTCAAACTCTGAATATCATGGACAAGTCGGCAAAGGGCGGCGTCATGATCGAGGAGGGGGCTTTAGGCGATAAGATGGAGGCGTTCAAGGAGAGTTGGGCCAAGCATGATGCTGTGACGGTTGTTCCGCCGATGACGCTCTCCGGCCAGAACCCCAAAATTCAGCCAAAGCCCACAGCGTCATTCCCCGCGGGACACTGGCAGCTGATGGAATTTGCGATTAACTCCATCAGGGAAGCGCCAGGCATCAATCAGGAGCTCCTTGGGCAGAGAGAGGCTAATCAGCCGGGAGTATTGGAATACCAGCGCAGACAAGCGGGCATGACCATTTTGCAATGGCTGTTCGATAGCTTGCGCCGGTTTAGAAAGCGTCAGGGCCGAGTGTTGCTCCATTACATTCAGGAGTACATCTCGGACGGTCGTTTAATCAGGGTTGTGGGTGAGGATGGTGCGAAATATGTGCCTCTCATCAAGCAAGCCAGTGCGACTTATGACGTTATCGTGGATGAGGCTCCATCAAGTCCGAACCAGAAGGAAAAGGTTTGGTCTCTTGTAGGGCCAATGTTCATGCAGTTGCCTCCACAGATCCAGATTGAATTGCTGGACTACTCTCCATTCCCTGAAAGTGTGGTGGAGAAGGTCAAAGGGGCATTGAAGACAATGATGCAGCCGCAAGAACCGGGGCCAGAACAGCAGTTGGAGCAGGCCCAACGGGCGGCGGACGTTGAGAAGACCCGCTCTGAAGCGGAGAAGAACCAAGCCCAAGTGCAAGAAATGATTGCAAATCTTGTGGCTCCAACCTTGCCAGTAATGTAGCTGGCTGCGCATGGCCTGAGCGATATCAGGTCTACGAGTGCTCACGTCACGAGCAAATAGGTGAAAAGATGACTATTGAAAACGAGGGTGAATTCACCCCCGAAGAACTCGCTATGCTTGAAGAACCTTCTGAGGAAGGAACAGAGCAGCCTCAGGATGAGGAAGTGGGCCAAGAGTCCCAGTCTGAGCAAGAAGAGGCAAATCCTGCTGAGGAAGGTGCTGAGCCTCAGGAAGAGGCCGAAAAAGAGCCGGACAAACAAACCATGGTCCCTCATGCCGCAATGCATGAAGAACGGGAGCGCCGGAAGGCGGTTGAAGTCCAGCTCCAAGCTGCACAGAGCCAGATTGAGAACATCAATGCCATTCTTGCAAAAATGCAGCCGCCAGAGCAGGAGCAGCAAGAGGAAGTCCTTGATCCTGAATATGATCCAATGGGCAGTATGATGAACCGGCTCGATCAGCTTGAGCAGGGGAGACAGCAGCAACAGGAACAGCAGGAAAGAGAGCAAGAGCGCCAGCAAATCCAGCAGTTCGAGAAACAGTATATCGATCAGTTGGCAGAGCGTGGGAATAGTGATCCTGAGTTTCAGTCTGCAATCGATTTCCTGTTTGATCAGTCGGTCGAGAACTACAAGAACGAGGGTGCGAATGAACAGCAGGCGCGCCAACTCACAATGCGTGATGCTTATCTGATCGCTGCCAATGCCCATAACAACGGTTTGGATATTGGTCAGAACTTCTACGGGCTTGCCTATGCCAATGGGTTTAAGCCTCAGCCAGTGCCAGATGATGGCCCGACGCCTCCTCTCGAAGAAAAGCTTGAGAGCATTCAGAAAGGGCAGGAAGGAAGCAAGACGCTGTCCGGCAAAGGAGGTGGAGCTCCTGAACCCATGACTTTGGCAAAACTGGCCAACATGACAGATGCCGAATTGGATAAATGGACCACGGCAAATCCCGGTATGTGGGAGAAACTTATGGGTGCTGCATAAGCGCCTTAAAAGGTTATAGGGGCGACCCAAAGCCCCTTTCGTCCTCGCTTCGACGTACAGAAGCCAAACGCACAGTCTGAGCGTTTAATCAGGCTTTCGTTTCAGCCCACGTTACAGGCTCTCGCCCGCGCGGCGTCAAGGCGCATCCCACTGACACAAACACTCATGAGGATGCAAAATGTCTGCAACCAAATTTGGCACGAATGATGCCCTTACTCAAAAAGCGTGGGCAAAAAAGCTCGCGACTGAAGCCCAAGCCGAAACCTACGTTGGCAAATTTATCGGGTCCAGTGATACATCGCTGATCCAGAAAAAGAACGACTTGAAGAAAGATGCCGGCGATAAAATTATCTTCGGCCTTCGCGCTCCATTGCAGGGCGAAGGTGTTGGCGAAGGTGAAACACTGGAAGGCAATGAAGAAAAGCTTCAGACCTACGATGATAACGTTGAGGTCAATGAGCTCCATCATGCCGTTCGAGTAAAGCCAAAAGGCTCCATCGATGATCAGCGCGTCTCCTTCAATGCTCGATCAGAAGGCAAAGATGGACTGAAAGAGTGGTTTTCTGAGCGTTATGATCGCACGTTCTTTAACCAGATCTGCGGGAACACCGCTCAGAAAAATCTCAAGTTCACCGGTAACAACATTGTTTTGCCTCCAAGTCGGATCATTCGTCCGGGTAACCGTGCAAATGATGAAGACCTTGTTGCTGATGATATCTTCAATCTGCATATGGTCCGCCGTGCAGTGAACATGGCGAAAACCGGTCGCAATGGCCGTCGTCGCATGCGCCCTTTGAAGATCCGGGGCAAAAAGATGTGGGTCATGTTCATTCATGAAGACCAGGCTTTCCAGCTTCGTGAGGATGTTGGAGAGAAAGGTTGGAATGATATTCAGATGGCTGCAATGAAAGCCGGTGATGTGGATGGCAATCCAATCTTCACAGATGCTCTCGGGGTCCATAATAACGTGATTTTCCATGCAACTGAGCATGTGACGTTGGGCGTGAGTGCTGATGGCACAGATAATGTAGATAGCACCCGTCGCGCGGCACTTTGTGGGGCTCAGGCTGCCATCATGGCCGGTGGTAAGGGCTATTCGGAACTTGGCCATAAGTGGGTTGAACGTGACTTTGACTATGGCCGTGAAGTGGGTGTGTCTGCCCAGTCCCTCTTCGGCATGAAAAAGGCCCGCTTCAACGATCAGGATAACGGCGTTGTGGTTGTCGCAACCCATGCCCCAGATCCAAACGGCTAAAGCCTTCTGAGGGCGCTTCAGAGCGCTCTCTTCCCTTCTTTTCCTAATTAATGAGGTAACGACATGGCTAAACGTAGCCTTGCGCGCCATTACCACCATTCAATGGTGCATTATCTGCGCGCGACCATCACCTTTGCTGACGATGCCAAGAAGCTTGAAATCGGCAAAATCCCTGAAGACAGCATTCTCGTTGATGCGGGTGTTGTGGTGACAACAGCCTTCAATGATACGGGAACCGATCAGATTGATATCGGCACAGAAGCCGATCCTGATGGCATTGCAACTGATCTGGATGTGTCAGCAGTGGGCCTTAAAGCGGCTGATGAACTGGCAACATCTGATGATCTCTATGCTACGTCCGGTGATCTGACGCTTGTTGCTCAGTATGACGGGGCCAATTCTGACGCCACTGCAGGTAAGGCAGTGGTCTTTGTGGCGTATCTGCCGAACAACGGCTGATGTTTACGGCCTATCTATGTCTCTGGCGGTCTCAACAGGTTGCCAGAGATACCAAGAACCGCAGAAAACCCCAAAAGAAGCTGAAAGGCGTGTGTCGTCACTGTGGCCTGAAGGTAGGCCGCGGTATCGCGATCCATGAGCGGAATTGCCATGACAACCCTCGACGATCTCAAACAGGAAATCGCTGATGATTTGGAACGGCCTGATCTGATCGAGGCGATTGGTGATGAAGTGGATGCAGCAATCAAGCATTTCAGAGTGGAGACTTTCCATTTCACAGAAGATGCTGATTGGCCCAAAGAGGCATTTGATTTGCTTCGCGGCCGAGCCGGGCGAAAGGTCTGCGTGTTCAAGATCAGGGATTTTGAATTGGCTTATGCATATGAACAGCTAGAAGCCGACAGTTTGCTTCATCTGCGCCGTTTGAAAGAGCAAGACTCTGAAACCTACATTCTCAAGGGGGCAGGCCTATGACCAAGTTTGGAGATTGGCGGCCTGATGCGAGTGATTTCAATACTGGCGTTCTGTCTGGTGTTGTGAATGCTCAGCCTGTACTTGATGGCTGGGCGCCAGTGCCTTCTTTCGTGCCGTATTCTGAGGCCCTGCCAGACAAGCCTAGGGGCTCTTGCATGGCTCGTCGCCGTGATGGTGGTTACATCATCTATGCCGGCACTCTTGAGAAACTGTACCGCCTCGATCCAGCCACGCGCAATTGGGTGGAGGTTGGATCCGGATATCATCTCTCAGAAGGGGATACCTGGTCTTTTCAGAAATTCGGGACAGATCTTGTTGCGGCCAATGTGAACGACTTTCACCAAGTGGTTGATATTGAAGCAAATGGTGAGTTCTCGGATCTGAACCAGATCAAGTCTCGCTCTCTGTGTGTAATCGGGCCAAACCTGTTTGCATTGGGACTGATTGACGTGCCGGATGGAGTGGCATGGAGCGAAACCCGCAATATTCGAAACTGGAACACATTCAAAAAGGGCTCAGGCTCTAATCAGTTGCTTGATGGTGGCTATGTGCTGGCGGGCTATTCAGGTGAGAAGGGGAGCTATCTGTTCCAGAAGGATGCTGTTCAGTTTGTGACATGGCAGCCGGGGCAAGCCTTTAATTTCCGGTTTGATGAGATTGCATCAACTGGCTTGGTTGGGCCTCATGCTGCTGTAAAGGTCAATCAGACCGTGTTCTTCTTGGCTCAGGATGGCTTCTATTCTTTGATGGGCGGCCAGCTTAAAGCGATCGGGGCGGGCAAGGTCGATAATTCCTTCTTGAAGGATATCAATCTCGACAAGCTTGTTGATGTTTGTGCGGTTTCTGATCCGCTGAACAAGGTGGTTTATTGGGCCTATGCCTCGTCGGGCTACACTGAGGCTGGTTATGACAAGATCGTCGGTTATGACTGGCAGCTTGGCCGCTGGTTCCAGATTGAGGCCAATATCCAGCTTTTGGCAAGAGCGGCAACGCCGGGCCATTCTGCAGATAGTCTCGATCAGGTCAGCGCAACGGTTGAGGCCTTGAACGCTTCCTTTGATAGCCCTGCTTGGTCTGGCGGTAAGCCTGTGTTGGCGGCTTTTGATGACGAGAACCGACTTTGTTTCGCTCATGGGGCAAACTTGCGGGCGATGTTTGAGACTGGCGACAATGAGTTCAATCCCGGCTATCGATCGCTCCTGACTTCCTGCGCTCTGGCTTCTGATTGCTCTGATGCCTCTTTGGAGGTCGGAACAAAGGCAACGGCCAACGCTGCAGCTGTATGGAAACCAGAGGTTATCATGCAGGCTAGTGGCCGCTTTCCGTGCAAGGCAAATGGCAAGTTTCACCGCTTCCGCATCTCTCTTGAAGGGGCGTGGTCGAGTTGTCACGGACTTTCAGACATTGAAGTAAGACGGGCGGGCAGACGATGAACAATCATGCATTAGAGCAAGAGCTGTATGTTATCGAGGGCAATGGTAACGAGCAGATTGTCTGGACCGAAGAGGACAGGAAATCGCTTATTGTGGGGCTGATCGTGGTCAATGCCAATGGTGGCAACAAGTTCGCTGCTCTCAAGATTGGTGACCATATCGTCTTTAAGGCTTCATTGAATGCCAATGATACCCGCATTGAGGAATTGAGCCTGCCTGTGCCAACTGGCGCTGAGGTGCGATATGAGGCTGATGCAGGCGTATTCCTGACCCTCACGACAGTGGAGCGCGGCCAATGATTGGATGGTTGATGCCAATCGAGCAAATTCCGCGCTTCTTCCCGATGTATTATCCCGCTCTCGTCAAGGCTTGCTCTCGGCTTCCTATGTGGACGCCAGAGAAGGCAATCTATGACGCTTTGAATGATCAGATAGAGCTCTGGCTGATCTTTAGCGAGGAAGATAATCAGGCTTATGGCGTGTGCGGCACACAAATCCACATCGAGGATGGGGAGCGCGTACTTGAGATATTGCTTCTGGGTGGTTGGCGCTGGAAAGAGTGGGGTTTTCTGTTTGATGAACTGAAATCCCATGCAAGGCGAAATGATTGCCCCGTGATCAGGTTCACGGGGCGCAGAGGTTGGGCGCGGTTGTTGCCGGAAGTGAAGCAAGTGGGATGGTCTAAGGGCCGTCCCATTTTTGATTTGAGGATTGAATAATGGGCGGAAGTAAGAAGCAAACGACCACGACGGTTCAGCAGTCGAACAACAAGCCGCAACCCTATGCTGATGCCAATTTCAGCAAGGCCAATACGGCGGCGGGCAAGCTGTTTGACAATGACGCTGCTTGGAAGCCATTTGAAGGCTCTACTGTGGTGGATCAGAGCGCCGATACGCTCAAAAGCATGGATATGATGCGCGATGCGGCTGGTAAAGGCGTCTGGGGCCTTCCTCAGGCTCAGCAGCATGCATCAGGCGTGATTGAGAAGGGCGGCGTTGATAGCGCTCTGACGGGCCAATATGGCGATATGCAGGGCGGTGCCTTGGGTGACTTTGCCTCGGGCAAGATGCTCAATGAGGGCAATCCATATCTTGAACAGGCTCTATCGAAAGGTGCTGATGATATTCAGGGACGCCTTGGAGAGGTTGCGGCGGCCAATGGTCAATATGGGTCTGGCACCCATCAAGGCTTGCTGTCTGAGAGCCTGAGCAATCATTTCAACAATGGGCGATTGCAGAACTATCAGCAGGGCGTCAACAACATGATGTCAGCAAAGGGCATGCAAAAAGGAATGCTTGATAGTCAAATTGGCGCTGAGATGCAGGGCGACCAGCTGGCGCTTGGTGCAGGGCAGGGGCTTCCAAGTCTCTATGATGCAAGCCTTAGACCTGCTGCAACGCTTGGGCAGGTGGGGGCTGAGGTTGAAGGCTATCAAGGCCAGATCCTTCAAGACCAGATCGATAAATATTACGCCAATCGTGATATTGAGAAGAACAAGATCAATTATCTCAATGCAGTGGCCGGTGGATCTGGTCAGTTCGGTTCTTCGACACAAACAGCTCAAGGCCCAAGCCAGCAAACACCATGGTGGCAGACTGCGGCAGGCGGTGCTTTGGCTCTTGGCGGTCTTTTCTAAGGAGTATCAAAGATGGGTCTTCTTGATGCAATGCAGGGCGGCAACTGGTGGCAGGATTTGAACCAGAGCCGCAAAGACAACAGAAATGCTCTGATGATGGCTGGTCTAGGTCTGATGAGTGGTCAGACCCCTCAGGCAGGTTTTCAGAATGCTATTCAGGGCTTTGTTGCTGGTCGTGGTTTGGATGGTCAGGCACGAGAGCGCAAGGCCAAGGTGGCAGGGCAGAACCGGACTATGGATTACATGATGTCTCAATGGGGCATGCAGGAACCTGAGGCCCGGATGATCCTCGCCAATGGCGGATTTCATGAGGAATACAAGCGCCGACAGCAGGCAAAGTCCAATAACAAGACCATGAACTATCTGCAAAAGAACCGCCCTGATCTTTATGAGAAGGTTCAAGCAGGCATGCCGGTTAATCAGGCTTGGAAGATGGTCAATCAGCCAGCGCATACCAAAGGGGTCACGGTTGGCAATAATCTGGTCAATCCGGTTACCGGCGAAGTGATCTATGAGGGCGCTCAGAAGGCCCAACAGGCTCCGACCTCAGTGCAGGAATATGAGTATAGTTTGGCCAATCCCGGATATAACGACTATCGCAAGGAACTGAAAAAGGCCGGCGCGTCTCGCGTCACTGTTTCTAACCAGATGGGTGGTCAGAACGAATATGATAAGGCCATGAATAAAAGCTGGGCTCAGGAAAACCTTGATATTTCCAAACGTGCCCGCGCTGCTCACCAGAAGATTGGCAAGTATCAGTATTTGGGTGAACTTCTTAAGAATCCAGATCTTTATCAGGGTGCTGGCGGTGAAATGGTCTTGAAGGTTAAGGGCGTGGCCAACTCGCTTGGGATGGAAATTGATCAGCAGGCCCTTGCAGATGGTCAGGCGGCTTTGGCGATCGGCAACCAATTGGCGCTGGCATTGCGTAACCCAGCCGGGGGCGAAGGAATGCCCGGTGCCCTTTCAGACAAGGATAGAGAGTTCCTTGTCGCGTCGGTGCCCGGACTATCCAAAACAGAAGGCGGTAATGGCAAGCTGATTGAATATGCTATTCGCCTGCAGGAGCGTGAAATCCAGTTGGATGACTTGCGCTGGGAGTATACTCGCAAGTTTGGCCGCCTTGATGATCGTTTCTATGACCATGTTGCGCAATGGGCGAAGGAGAACCCACTCTTTCCAGAGGCGGCCCAAGGTCAGTATTCCAGTGATGTTGCTAATGGGGTCACCCAAACCGGAATGAAATGGGGAGTTGTTGAATAATGCCCATTCTTCAGATCGAAGGCCGCAAGGTTGAGGTGGATGAAAGTTTTCTCAGCCTTAGCCCTGAACAGCAGAATATTGAGGTTGATGAGATTGCCAAGAGCTTGAAGCTTGAGCCATCGGCCCCGCCGCAGGAGGAACAGGGCTTTCTTGATCATGCTGTAGACTTTGCTCGCGATACTGCTGTCAATGCGATGGATATGGCAACGCTTGGCTGGAATAAGAAGGCTGCTGCAGCTTTGGGCGCTGTCCCTGCCTTGCTACCAGGCGGGAAAAGCTACGGTGAAGAATATGACCGGCTCTATAGAGGCCAAAAAGCACTTGTTGACCGGGCACAAGAGAACTCCCTAGCAAAGGTTACTGGTGAGACCATAGGGCTAGCCCCTGCGGCCATACTGACAGCCGGTGCAGCCCCTGCGGCAACCTATACCGCCCAGGCCGCAAAGGGGTTACCTCGTTTGTCGCAAGCAGTCACCCAAACAGCTAAGGGTGCCCTTGCCCCAGCCGCAACAGTTGGCGGACGGATAGGGCAGGCAGCAAGACTTGGTGCGACCTCAGGCGGGTTAGGGGCAATGTCTGACGCTGAGGGCAGTCTGAATATGGTTCAAGAAGGAGTGCTAGGCGCAGCGAAAGGGGCTGCTGCTGGTGCCCTTGTTGGTGGAGCATCGGAGGCGGTTCCTTCTCTGGTTGGGGCCGCCAAGCGTCTGGCAGGCTTTGCTAGGCGGGCACCCGTGAAAGAACGAGCCGCGAAACGTATTGCCAACTGGGCTAGCCAGGATGGACATACCCCTGAAGCGATGGTTGACCGTGTGAGGCATGCAAGAGATGTGGGAGCGGATGAATTTGCTCTGTTGGATTCTGGCTCAAACAATCTTCATGGACTGGCGCGCTCAATCAGCAATAAGCCTGGGCGAGGTGGTGACCTTTTGTCAGACGTGACGACTGGCCGGAAGGCAGGGCAATATGATCGCAATATCCGAGCGATTCGAAAGGAACTTGGCCCGATTGAAAGCCCGGCAGCCCTGAAACAAGCAGCTAGAGAGCGTTCACAGATGATTACGGAGCCTCTCTATCGTGCCGGTCATGGTGATGCAATTGAGGTGGATGACGATTTAAGCCTTGTTCTTAGCCGACCTTCTGTCAAGAAAGCAGTCCAGCAAGCAAGAAGGAACTATAGAGAGACAGATAGGAAACCTCCTTCAATCTATGATGAAGATGGGCAAGTTGATGAGGAATTGACTGAACTGCCCGCAGAGATGCTGCATTATTTGCGGGAAGAGTTAGATGTGGCGATAGAGTTGCTGGAAGGTTCTGCCAAAGCCAACCGCCACCGCGGCAACCTTATTCAGACGCGAAAGCAGCTTGATCACCACATTAAGTCGGGATCTGAGCGGATGGCACTTGCTGATAGCCGCCATGCTGCTTTGAAGAAAGATGAAGCAGCGTTGAATGCGGGTTATAACCTGCCCAATAACAAGCCAAGAGATGTTGAAGGCATGTTGAAAGGAGCTGAAGCCTCAGAACTTGATATGTTCCGCAGTGGTTCGCGCGCGAGAATGGCCGATGACTTGGGTAAAATGAGAGATGGGCGCAATGTGTCTACTTCTTTCCTTGCAACGCCTAATCAACAGGAAGTGCTTAAGTCGGTGGCACCAAATCGGGAAAAAGGTTCTCGCTTTGGTGACTTCTTGCATGCAGAGCGAGCTATGACACGATCAGATGCGGCAATCAGCGGCAATTCTACGACCGCCAAGCAGTTGGCCATGCAGGATGCAGACAGCAATGTAACAAGTGAGGCGGTTGGTGGCGTAATTCGCGGTGGGGCTAGAAACTGGCTCAGGAATCGTCTCGCGGATTTTGTAACCTCAACAGGCCGTATGACGGATGCAGAGCGACGGGTTATTGCCGAAATTCTGACAGATACCAGCGAAGAGGGACTTGAAGAGTTCCTTGACTATGCTTTGCAGAATGCGGCTGAACAGCTTGCCAAGCAGCGCGGGCAAGGTCCAATCACTGCGCTCGGTGGCTTAGGGGTCGGTGCTGTTATGGGGAGAGAGTAGAGGAGATTTGAACGCTGGAAGGTCAGAAAACAGTTGATGGTTCTAGGTGTCGCGATCTTACGAATTAGGATTTTAACTTGAAATTAGGGAGTTGAAAGGCCAAATTAACATCAAGTTAATGATTCATTGTAAGGGCGCGTAACACTTGCGCCCTAAACTGTCTAAAAGAGGGGGAAGTAAATCATGGTTGTTCCATATTCTCCACTCGCAATAGCAAATACTTTTTTGGAACGTCACTCCAATGGCGTTGGTATTGAGCACATGAAGCTTCAAAAGCTTGTTTACTGTGCTTATGGCTGGTGGCTCGCGTCTTATGGGATGGATCGCGAGCGCCTGACCGCCGAGGGGCCGGAGATTTGGAAGCACGGTCCGGTTTTTAGTAGTTTGTATCAGGCTCTAAAAGAGTTCGGTCGCGCCCCCATCCTTACACCTCTATCAGCCGGTCCGCTTGTGCAGGCTGAAACTGTAGGGGAAGATATTGAGGTAATCGCCTTGGTCGATTGGGTGTGGTCACGGTATGGCCGTATGAGCGGCTTTGATCTGTCAGACCTAACTCATCAGGTGGGATCTCCCTGGCACCGCGTGGCTATGGAGAATGATTTTCGTATTGCGAGACACACACAAATTCCTGACAAATATATTTTTGAAGAGTTTCACCGACTTCTTTGCTTGATCCGAGGAAACGCAGTCAGTGCCGTAGAGACAACGAATGGAAGAAGACGAGAAGCCGGAGTTCATTGATCTCTCGAAGAAGCCTACTCCTGAGCAGGAGCAGGATGACTTTTCAACGGCTGCTGAGAAGCGTAAAGATCAAGAGCATAACCACTCCGTTGAGCTCAAGCGCCTTGAGATGGAGGCCAAGAAGCTCAATCAGGGCCCTGTAGGTATGCTCTTCGGATGTACAGATAGTACGTTGAACGTAGCTTTTGTTTTGGCCGCAATAGGTTTTGTTTGTATCGCAGGAGCAGCAATCTTAGGTATTTTCCATCCAGAGCTAGCGACTTTGATCTTAGATAAACTATTTCCGCTGGAGAGCGCTATAATTGGCTATGTTTTTGGCAAAAAGACGAAATAGTGACTACAAATTTCTAGCGGTTGCCATACTGCTTGCCAACGAGACACGTTAGCTGTAGCCTTTAGGCACAATCAATGAATGCGCCCGGAGCCTTTGCTGGCTGCCGGGCATTTCTATGTTTTGATGAGGCGATAAATGTTTTTTACGAAGTTGGGTCGAGTATTGGCCTGGATAGCGCTTGTTGGCGGTGCGTTGCAAGTGGCTATGGGCTTTTATGTTGCCCTTACATTCACATCACGAGAAGGAATGGTAGCAGCTTCCAAGCGATATTTGGGTACCACATCCTCCGGTGAAGCAATAAACGGAGGGGTTGAACTGCTTGCAATTGGAGTGGTTATTGGGATCTTAGCTGAAATCTCTCTGAGGAGCGGTGGGTATCGTCAGCCAGACTAACTGGATTGCCTGTAAAGTTCCTAAAGTCTACTTGTTGACATTCTATAGGCGGCATCACCATGTTGAACGCAAGGAGATTTTGTATGCTTAGATTGTTGATTGGTTTGTTGCTGTTTGCTTCGCCTGTGGTGGCTGCGGAGTGTGAGCAACAGAATGCTATATACCTTGATGCTTCAGGGAAATTTCGGTTAGATTTTGTACCTTCAGCTGAGAGCAAGCGGGGATTGCGCCAACATGGAATTCAATTGATTGAATTGGAGACCTATCAGATCTTCAGCGGTGGTTTAATGAACTCATATGAGCCGCTATATCAAACTCTTATCCTCGGCGTTCAATGTATCGAAGATGATCTTTGGACATTTGAATGCAAGAAAGATATCGGTGAAGTTGACAACGTGATCTATCGCCTTGATGTGCCTGAGGGGGCGGCTATCAAGCTTCCTAGCCATGGGGATGTAGCTGCACAAAGGCTTTTGGTTTCAGGGTTGGGTCGTTCATTGATAGAGCATTCTGTTCAAACAGGGGGCAATTTTTTGAAAAGCTATCCGAGTGATGTTTTTAGCTTTGATCGATGTCGAAACTGAAACGTGAAGACAAAAATAGACCGTTGGGGCTCCTTAGGGGGCCTTTTTTTATGGAGAAACGGAAATGGGAAGTCAGCTTGTAAACTTGGAAAGATCTCGTCCAATTCTGCCGCCCGGCTGCTTAGGTTGCGATTCTTCCTCCTTGGAAGAGGTTTCCTTCGTGGGCGAGGTGGATTGATCTCCATATTCGTCTATTGATAGGGCAGGTGGAATATCATCCGGCCCGTCAGCGCCATACTCTTCAATTGAACTAGCTGGGGGGGCATCAGGATCTCGTGGTTCGCCCTTGTATGCTGCCAAGAGGTTTGCTTCAAGCGCATCAATCCTGCTGGCTAGAGCATCATAAGTGACTTCGCCATCGCACTCAGACAGTAGATCTTCATGCCTCAAAAAGGCATTGGTCATCTGGGTGTGACCGTCGTCGTCTTCGTAATCGCTACAATGAGTCATGAAATGATCTTGATCGAAAGTGACACGCAGGCGTGCGTTAATCTCAGCGGTCATAGAACGCTGATGTTTCTCTGCTGCTTCTTCAACCTGCTTTTTCAAGTCTTCTGGGATCCGAAGGCGAAAATGTAAATCATCTCTACTCATAACACACCAATGCCACACTTTTGACTTGACTTCTATGCCACACTTATGCCACACAAATGATGTGCCGCACCGGTGTGGCATGGAAAGGGTAGATTATGAAAACAGATGAAGCAAGGCTCACTATTCGGCTCCCAATGGAGCTAAAGATCTGGCTGGATAAGGTAAAGGAAGAAGAATTCTCTTCGCTGAATTACGAAATTGTTCGGTCAATTCGGGAGCGTAAGTGCCGTATTGAACAGGAGGTTACATGAGAGAGTGGCCACAATTCAAAATGAGGATGCCACCAGAAATTAAGAAGTATCTCGCTAAGGAAGCGAAGCAAAACAGGAGAACATTGAATAGCGAGATTGTCTATCGACTACAGATGACAATTTCTAGGCCTCAAAACGATGAAGGCCCCGGTGCGGGAACACCAGAGCCTTCGGATATCACTCTAACCCCTAGCAAGGATACGAGTTATGCTTATGAAGATAGGTCAAACTGACGCTTTTATCAAGGCTCGTGAATATCTGGACGCGTGTGATGCGCTGGATTTCCGCTACAAAATCAACACATTTGGGCAAATTTGCTTTCAAGAAGGTGAAGATTGGGCGTCTTTTGATGCCCTTCGTTCTCGCTTGGAGCGTCCATCTCTGAAAATCCTGAAAGCTGTTTTGCTGTCTCTGGGGCGTCTGGATAAGCCCTATGAGGCTCCAGAAGGCCCTATGCAGGTGATTGATGTTCGTTCTGGTCTGGTTATCGGAGAAATTCAGGGAGCGGTGGCATGAATAGTATTGCTGTAAAGGAAAGCACTATGGACTGGAAGGCGCATTCAGCCGCTGGCATTTTCCCGATGATGGATACCGAGGCATTCGAGCAGTTGAAAACGGACATTGCTGAGCATGGTCAACGAGAGCCAATCATTATTCATGATGGCTTGGTTTTAGATGGCCGAAACCGCCTGAAAGCCTGTCAGGAATTGGGCGTTGAGCCAGATTATAAGCGATTTGAAGGTTCGGAAAGCGATGTTGTAGATTATGTTGTGAGCCTAAATCTAAGGCGTCGTCATCTGAATGCAAGTCAGCGAGCCATGGTAGCTGCCACGGTCGCAAATTTCACTAAAGCAGATGCTGGAGCACAAGGTGGAAGCAACCGCAAATTTGCAGTTGCTTCAAAAAAAACCACTCAACAAGCCGCCGATATGATGAACGTTTCGGAACGAGCTGTAAGCACGGCTAAGAAAATAGCCAAAGAAGGCGAGCCGGAAGTTATCGAAGCTGTTCAATCTGGTGACATGTCCCTGAATGAGGCCTCGAACATCATTCAGTTGCACCCAGAGCAGCAGAAGGAAGTTGCAGCCCTTCCAAAGGAGCAACGTAGAGAGCTTACAATTGATGAGCTGAGAGGATCGGTTCAACCCTCTAGTGAGCGCTCCAAAGAAATTTCAAACATGATTTTCGCTTTGAAAATTCTGAATGACATCAAGACCCCGCCTTCGGAGCTTCTGGAGAGTGTTCCAGCCTATTCAGCACGAAGGCTCAATGAAGAATATGGGGGAGCAATCCTTTTTGTTGATGCTTTGAAAGTCACCTATTCCAAATGGAGTTTCCGCAATGCGTACTGATCCAAGACTGAAAAAGGCCACTCAAGAAGTTGCCGGGGAAATGATCCGCACTGCGGGAAAACTTGATCTCAAGGCAGTTCGGGCAAAAGTTGAAGAAAAACTCGGTCACGAGCGTCAGGAAATTGCCAATATTGAGCTTGGAAATCGTATTGAATCCTACGCTCGTTCTATGATCCAAACATCAAACCGCAGGCAAGATCTCTCACAGTCTACGTTTCTCTCGAAGCCTTATATGGTGAGTGTTTCTGATAGTGAGCTTTGCGATATTCTTGATGTAGATGTTTCTTATATTGAGAAGATGATCAACAAGAAGGAAAAGACAGGCGAAACTCTTCGTGTGTCAGCAGAACAAGCAAGGGATGCATTTGGTAAATGGCTGGAAGAAGGCAAGAAAACAGGCCAGACCATGCGGGAAGTGATGAATGCCAGTTGAGTTTCCCACAAATTGAGAAATGCACAAAGGTCGCCAAGGGCGGCCTTTTCTATTTACAATCTAGAACGATAGGCGACCAGTGGTAGCCTGTGTGAGCTACGAACAAGGAGCCGGTAAGCGTTGCGAGCTTTCCTTCTCTGCCGGGATTGCAGGTAGTTTGAATCATCTGGAAGGTTTCGCTTCCAACGCAAATGCCAGCTCGAGCAAAAAGAAACGAGGCGCTTAGGCGGCGGTCTCCCTGCGATACGTCGGAAAATTCAGGTGGTCCGGGCAAGGTCGTGAAAACTGGGTATCCGGTAATGGAGACGGGTTTATTCAAGGGCAGGCATTCGTCAGCGAGGGCCGAGCCGGATAGGAGGCATATAGAGATCAATAGACGAGTAAACATGGTGTCATGATCCAACAAAACGAGCTTGGGGTCATTAGAAAAATGCAAGGGGCAGAGATGCCTCTTTTTTTATGAGGTTTTGCAAATGGTTAGAGCTGTAAGCGTTGTTAAAGCAGGCCGGGGCTATACCACCGTTCAGTATAGCGATGGTTCTGTCGTGCAATACAACGGCGCAAGAAACTGGCGGAACAATAATCCGGGAAATATCGAATATGGCAAATTTGCCAAGTCTAAAGGAGCGATCGGAACAGATGGCCGGTTTGCGGTGTTTCCTGATTATGCGACGGGACGTAAGGCAAAGGCTGATCTGATTTTCAATGGGTCATCCTACAAGAATAAATCAATTGCTGGGGTCATCAGCAGATATGCCCCGGCTTTTGAGAACAACACAAAGGGGTATTATTCCGCTGTTGCGAGAGCGATTGGCGTCAGCCCCAACACGCGGGTTAGGGATCTGACCTTAGAACAGCGTGAAATCATGCTGGATGCTATGGAGCGGGTAGAGGGCTTTAAGGTTGGAAGGGCAAAGGCCTTGAAGGGAACTGTGCCCCCTACAATGAAAGGAACGCAGCCTAAAGCCCCCGTCATAGAGCCTCCCTTAGAACTAGCCTCTCTGCCCCGTGCAAAGCCAGCGCCCCAGCTTGCAGCTTTACCTCAGTCGCGGCCCCAGCTTGCAATGGCGGCGCCGTTATCTGCAATGCCTAGAGGGGCGGTGGAGGCTTTGTCCTTGCAGGATGTGGCGAAGATCGATGTGCCTCAGCAGGTTTCGATTAATCGGGCTCCCAGCCTTAAGGGCGCTCCTCTGGGGCGTGTCGAGATGGGATCATTGCCAAGCCTTGAAGAGATTCAGGGTAAAAGGGACTTTGATAAATCCTTCAACCTTGATTTCAATCCTGATGTGGTGGGGATCGAGAGGGCCTCTGTCTCTGGTATGGGGTCTATGAGGGCAGGGACACAGGGCAGGGCCTCTATATCGGCTCCTCAGGGCCTATCAGCGCCTTCCATGTCTGTTCGTGCCTCAGGGGCTGCAAATCGTGCTCAGGGAGTCTCTGGGATGGCTACAGCGCGTAATATCGGAGGGTTTAGCGCTCCTGCTCGCTCTGCAAGATCTGTTGAGGCAAAGAGTATGGAGAGTTTAGCCGGCATGCCTGAACTGACAGGCGGTTTTTCCGCTCCTGCTGTGAGCGCAAGACAGGCAGAGACCCAGAGCATGCAGGCTTTGAACTCGATTGCTCCGGCTCCGGTTGATCTGGTTGGCTCGTCTGCGCCTATGAAAGCAAAGACTGTCAATACAATCAGCATTACAGCACCTAAGGCTGTAGAGGCTCCCAAAGCCCCTATGCCGACCGTACAGGCGCCGGTGAGCATGATGAACCCGAACAAGCCTACAGCTGTTCCAAGGGCATCCTTGCCAAATCCTCCTAATCCTATGGCGATTAAGGCGGCGCAGGGGCTGACCAAGGCGGCATTGACCGGCATTGGCGGTGCCATTGGTGGGTTGCCCGGTGCTTTGGCTGGTCGTGTTGCTGGCTCGGCTGTTGAAGGTGCGGTGGGTGATGCTGTTGGCGGCTTCCTTGGTGGCGGTGTGGTTGGCCCATCTGGTCACAATTATGCGGAAGGGACAGGTATTCAGCGCGGCGTTGAGGAGATTGCTGCTGGCAATCCGGGGGGCTTCTGGAATTACAACAGCGACACCAACCAGCTGGCCCAGATGGCCTATGACAGAGAAAAGGCAGCAATGGAGGGCCGCTCTGTCAAATCTCTGGGTGAGAAGATCTCAGAGGACTTCGGGTTTGGTGGCTCTTCCTCATCCTCTGGCGGCGGGACAATCATCTGTTCTGAGCTCTATCGTCAAGGCTATATGCCCAAAGAGATTTGGGATGCCGACGAGGAATGGGGCCGCATGATTGCCCGAAGAGATCCGGACATTATCCGCGGTTACCGATATTGGGCCGCGCCGGTCGTTCGTCTTATGCAGCGATCGAGGCGAGCAACAAAGCTCATTGCCTGGCTAACAAGGCCTTGGGCTTATCAGATGGCATTTGAAGTGGGGGCGGTTCCGAAGGGTTCCGCCCTTGGCTTTTGTACCAACGCAATTGGCATTCCCTTCTCTTGGGTGATTGGGAAGGCCTTGAAGCTTCATAGAAAACGGAGAAAGAACCATGGGTCTTTGGTCATGGGCTAAAACGGCGGCCCAGAATGCCCTACAAGGCCAGATTAACTGGCAGGAGGGGCAAGCGCCTTCCACCATCAATGATTCTGCACGGGCAACCATGGCAGATATTGCCAAATGGCGGGATGATATCTCTGGCGGCCTTACAACAACTGGGGCAGCCGGTGTCTATTCCGTGCAGACCAACAGTCAGATTGGCAATCTGGTTGCCGGTATCTCGATCATGATCAAGGCAAATCATGCATCACCGGGCGCTTCCACTCTCAACGTTGATGGAAAGGGCGCGAAAAAGCTTCGTGTGATTGATGATGGCGGTGAACGTGATTTGAAGGCAGCGGAGTTTGACGCTGGGGGCTTCTATCCCGTTGTTTATGACCCTGCGGCCGATGGCGGTGTCGGGGCTTGGATTGTTTCTGGCATTGTAACGCCTGAGCTTGATACGTCGAACTTTGCCTTGAAGGTGGAGGCAGAGCAGGAAATCGCCTCTGCGGACACTTGTGATATTGGCGCACAATCAGCCTATCGGTTGAATGTGACCGGCACTACGACGATTACCAGCTTTGGGACGGTGGCCAATTCTCGCAAGCTTCTGCGTTTCTCTGATGCTTTGACGCTGACGCATCATGCAACAAAGCTCATTTTGCCTGGGGGAGTTGATGCAGTCACTAAGGCGGGAGATGTGGCCGAGTTTGTCTCTGATAGTTCGGGGAACTGGCGATGTGCTGGAATGCTGCGGGCTGATGGCAGAGCCTTGATATCAGACACCCTTCTCGATGAGGATGATTTTGCCTCAGACAGTGATACGCAGGCAGCAACTCAGCAATCCATTAAGGCTTATGTTGATTCCCAGTCTGTCTTTGGAAGCCTCTACGAAAGTTCGGAACTGTCGATTACCGCTTCATCAGAGGCAGCTGTTAGCCATGGTCTTGGGGCAAAGCCTAAAATGATTTGGGCGGTGTTGGTCTGCAAAACTGCAGAACTGGGCTTCTCGGTGGGTGACGAATATCAATATCCGCTTGGTCATGCCTCCTATGCAGAGGGCAATGGTATCGCTGCAAAAGCCGATGACACCCAGATCAAGATACGCTTTCTCTCTGGCTCAACCCCTGCAATTGGCAGGTTTGATGTTTATTCGAACACGTTTTTGACGGCGGCAAACTGGAAACTCAAAATAAAGGCAGCGCTATGACTGAGACTGTGAAGCATTTTGTTGATGTGGACGGGGCCTATATTGGCCAGTTCGACGGGGTGGAGCCGCCTGAAGGCTCCGTTGAGGTGCCGAGCGGCCCGGATGATGGGCGACAAAAATGGAAGAACGGGAAGTGGGAAGAGCTCCAAGCTGAAGAGAAGTTTGAGAACCTGACAAGCTTCCAGTTTGGCGTGATCTTGGATCTGCTGGCTATCACGGAAGAGCAAGTGTTCAAGTTGATTGATGAATTGAATTGGTCAGACATGGAAAAGATCATAGCCAAAAGAAAAGTCCGGACAGGCGGCAATGATGGCCGGTGGAGCCGATCGAATCCTCTTTGGGATCTACTTGGGCCCAAGCTTGGCATTGATGCGGCTCGCATCGATGAGGAATGGAGGAAAGCGCAGGCCCTCTAACTGAAATCAAAATCTGAACGTTCACAGCTCGCTTTAGGCGGGCTTTTTTTATGGAGAAATGAAAATGCAATTAATCTCTGACTGGCGGCGCGTTATGGCGCTGTCTCTTAGCTTCTGGATGCAATTTGTTGGCTTCTTGGTGCTGGTTGTTCCTGAAATCTGGTTCTATGCCACCGGTCAGGACTATGACCCGTTTGTGACTTGGTGGCTCGGTGTGTGCTTGCTGCTGGCTGGTCTGGTTGGCCGCTTCTTCAAACAGAGCCTTTCGACATGGCGGGAATGGCTGCGCATTGTTGGCATTGTGCTTGCTGTCTTGGTTTTGTCTGTCTTCTTGGCAGGGAAGGCCTTTGCTGCTCCGGTATCTGAGAATGAGGCGTTGGCCGTTGCTGTGCCTCACATCGCCAAGGAAGAGGGAAAGCGAAACAAGGCCTATAAAGACATAGTGGGAGTCGCCACGATATGCTTCGGCTCCACTCGGGGCGTGAAAATGGGCATGTATAAGAGCGATGCAGAATGCCTTGAACTATTACGCTCTGAGGTGGCCGAATATCGGCACAAGCTGCATCGCTATTTCAGCGAAACAACGATCAACAATCGCCTGACCGCAAAGCGGGATGCTGCTTACACCTCTCTCGCATTCAACTGCGGTATCCGGGGCATTGGCCGGAGTACAGCTGTTCGACGTTTGAACGCTGGAAACATCAAGGGGGGCTGCAAAGCCCTTACTTGGTGGAATAAAGCTGGAGGCCGAGTCATCCGTGGCTTGGTCAAGCGTCGGGCCCGTGAATACCAGCTCTGCATGGCCGGCCTTCGATGATCTGGCTTTTGAAATACTGGCGGCCGCTTTTACTGATATCGGGGATTGCGGCCGCATTCATCGCAGGTTGGGTTCAGGCTGGGCGCCAATGTCGAGCTGAAGCACTGCAAGCCAAGGTGACTAGCCTTCAAAACCAATTGGATATTAGCCGCAAAGTTCAGGATTCGGCAGTTGCTCGATCAGCTGAACGCGAGAAAGAGAAAGAAGAACTAGAAAGGCAGGTTGAAGACTATGAAACAGCATTGGCTAATCGGATCGATCCTTCTTGCGCTCTCTCTGTCGATGATGCTCGGAGGCTGCAGCAAATCAAATGATCAAGCTATCAGCCTTCCAGTTCTTCCAGCGGACCTTGCGAACCTTTGCAAGGATCCGGGGGTTAAAGCTGGCCGTGATGCCCGGCGAGAGCTGGCGAGGAACAGGGCCGCTTTGGCTGACTGTAAAAAGAGGCACAGAGACACAGTGCAATTCTATGGCGATGTGCGCCAAGCCTACGAGAAAGAATGAATACGATGTCAAACAATATTGAGCGGGATATCGGCAAACTTCAGGCGGATGTTGAGCATTTGCAAGAGCAGATCACCTCTATGCAGCGAGACATTCGTGCAATGCGAGATGCGGCCCTTTCTGTTAAAGGGGGCTGGAAGATGATCATAACGATCGGCAGCATTGGGGCGGCTCTTAGTGCCTTGCTGTTTAAGTTCCTGCCATTTTTAGGAATGAGGCCGTAAGAACAAACGTTCACGCTGAGAACAAAAAAGCAGGGTTCCTGTTGTTGCCTGCCCCCGCAACCAATTTTCCCTCTTCTTTTTCTTGAGTTCAGCCACTTGGCTGATTTTCTCGGCCGTCTTTATTTTGTGGCTGCACCGTTGAGACAGCGTGTTTCTTCCGCAATTTCGGGGCTGTAGATAAAGTGTCTGGTTAGCCAACTGCTTTGTCGAGGTGGCGGGCGCAGATGAAGTCGTTTTCGCTCAGACCGCCAATGGCGTGGGTGGTATAGAGGATGCGGCAATAGCCCCAGCCAAACTGAATGTCGGGGTGATGACCATCCTGATCTCCAATATAGGCGGCCATATTGGCCAGATAGACGGCTTTGGCAAAGCCTTTGACCTTGATCTCTCGCACAATTGACGAGCTATCCTCGCTCAAGCTCCAATCCTCATGCAAGTGGTGAAGCAAGTCTGCGGCGCGCTTTGGGGCAAGAGGTTTGATGCCGCTTTCCTTGCCTGAGCATGGAACGCAATCCTGCTGATCCAAAATGTTGGTATCTGTCATCCTGTTCTCTCCTTTGTGATGGAGGCAGGATCAGAATAGCATATTGGACGGCTTCCTCTATGGTGTTTGCAAAGAAGTCCGTGGATGCCTAGCGGATGATCATATGAAGCCTGCGATTGCGCGTGTCGAGGATGCCTAGGATATACCCAGCCGGGTTTTCAGACCTGCCCATCTCAGCGCAATTGATGGCGTTATATTGGTCTAAACCTGATGGGGTTTTGAGCGGAAATTGTTTCTCGTAACCTTTGGGCGCTTCACGCCACCAGTCTGATTTTCTCTTGCCCAAAGGCCGGCGAAGGGCGAGGCAAAATGCGTAACCTTCTTTGATCTCTCTGATTTTATCTCTCGATAGATTACCCCAGCGAACGCGCCTTGTTCCGGCAAAGAAGGGGGACGGTAAGCTTTTCCATTTCAGTGCCTTTGGCGAATAGGGGGCTTCAATCTGGAGGTTGCCGACCTTGATGGGTATCGGGCGCCAGATATTCGGATTTGCCAGGTGGGCAAGGTAGTTTTTATGCTGGATGTCAGTGAACTGGACGATTGCCTCGATATGATCGGCTGTTCCCCTTGCCGGGTGGCGGGTTTCCAGAAACTCCACCTCTTGCGGTAGATGAAAATGCGTTCTGAGCATAGTCTTGACGGCATCCTTCTTATACCAGCTTGGTATGATAAGGCTTGCTGTGAGTAGTATGATTACAATCACCCAATGATGCGGTTGGACATGACGAAGCCGGTGCTTGAGATCTTTGGATCGCTTGGTGCGCGCCGCCGCAATCCAAATTCCATAGCCGACACTGGCACACACGGCGAGAAGAATGGACAAACTGTTCATTGTGAGGATGTCTCAAATTCTGCCGAGTGACGGCGATTTCTAAAATAGCGCGTGATTTTAATGATTAGCGCGACAATCGGGACCGTAATTGCCGAAAAGAACATGCCATAAAGCAGGGCACCATGCAGGGTGTCTTTCAAGTCTATCGTCATGACAAAGAATAAAGCAAAAAGCCCTCCAAACCAGATAAGAAAAGCTTTGAGAACGGCTCTCCAATCTCCCCAAGTGATAATAAGTCCCAACAAGGCTGGAATAATCACAAACAAGGCAATGACGACCATGCCGTTGCTGATAGGGAGAGTTGTCAGAAAAGAGCTTATTGCGCCGAAAAACTCTCTCAT